TAACTATTTAAATAAACATTCTTTATTTTACAACCTAAATACTTAGAATAAATCTCGTATTCTGAAGTCGTTGGAATACTTGGAGCAGATTCAATATCAAAAGATTTATTAAATGCTACTGGCAATTGTTTATTCCAGCGTTCATTTAATCCCTTAGTAGAACAACTTTTACTACACATACTCTCAGCTATTGCTATTGCTTGGTCTTGCTTGATAGTGGAATCTTCATTCATTATTTCAGCAATTTTTCTGCTAACGCATTCATCCTTAGTTTCGTTATCCATACGACAAGCAGGTGATTTTTGTTCTTTCTTCTTCATTTTACACTCTAACTTGCCGTCTTCGTCTGCCATCCAAACGCCTTCCTCTCCGTCTTCCATAGTGCAAACCTCTCCTATTACTGGCTCCGCTTTCTTGGGTTTTTTCTTTCCTTTTACCGTTTCTTCAACCCCTAAATTCTCAAATGTTTCTTCGGCTACTTCAGGTTCTTCTTTTTCTTCTTCTTTTTCTTCTTCAATTATTTCCTCATCTAAAGGAACTTCCCTATTAACAAACTCCTTAATTTTGTTTCCCATCTCTATCTCCTCTGCCTCTGGCATACTCTTAGCCATAACCAAGGCATTAGCATTAGCAGGAACAGCTACTGCGGAAATCTCAAGCAACTCATAGCTATCCTCTTTCGGGATAAACCCAACGCTCCAAGCCTTCAAGAAACCCTCTTCATACATCTGCTTAATCTCTTTGGCTAAATCAGTAATAGTATGAAAAATTGGTTCAAATATAACCCGCTTTCCTTCAATCTTAATGTTCTTAGCTACACCAATGGTAAACTGAGGACGATAGTCGTGACCTGCCTGCAACACTGGATTCTTCTTAAAGTTCTTGAAGTCCCAATTAGAAGTTGTGAGAGAATCCCCAACCCTATCAACAGAATCATCTGAGGCAATAGCCAACATCTTTCCATTGACTATTTCTGTATTCGCCTGAATAATTTTCTTGTCCATATTTTTTTACAAGTTAATTCTTATTATTATTTAAAAACTGGTATTAAGTCACAACGGCAATTTCCTGACCAAACTACATTTCCACCTCTTCTAACCAATAGAATGTGATTTTTTTCTAATTCAACATCATAAACATCGTCATTATATTCTTTTATTTCTTTTATTAAATTATCTCTTTGAATATTTATTCTATTACATTCGGAAATTTTCCAAATATCGTGGTTAATAATATACTCTCCGTTACTAAATGTTTGTTTTTTACCTTTACATTTTATCAGTCTAAAAGTAGGTCTCTTGCCTATTTTCATAATCAATTCACCTGTATCATCGGCTAATTTTTTTGAAGAAGTAAAATAACTTCTTTGACCTCTAAATAAAAATCCTTTCCAAATTTTTCCTTTTTTAAAATTTCCATCTCCAAGACAATAAGTTTCCAAAAATTGCTCAATCAATTCTCTACTCATTTCTTTTATATTTTCTGGAACATATTTCTCATAACTTTTACCGAATTTTAACAGATATTTTCCAAAATCAACATCATTAAAAGAAACACAATCTTTTCCTATTTGAATATTTATAGGCAATTTATTCAAATCATCAATGACTATATTTTTATATTTCTTTTGAGAAATACTTATTTGATACCAATTTTCTCCTCTTTTTATCGTGCTACCTTCAGAAAGATACCAACCCATAAATCTACAATAAGATATTGGGTCAATTATATGTTTTCCTATCTTAATAGTATTTACATTTTTTCCATTCCAATTTATTCCTCCAAAAAAATTAAAATCATTATTAGGCAAATCTTTTTCAGTAATTAATTTAAAATATCCAGCATCTTTTCTGCCTTTATTTTTTATTCTAAATTTAACAAATTGATTATGACCAAGAGTATTAGCTAAATTAAAACAATTTCCTTTATATTCTACGATGCTATCAGATTTATAATTAACAAAATTATTATAATTAACAAATTCAGGAATTAAATTATCTGGATTTAATGACCAAATTTTATCTTTTTTTTCTAAATCTTTAAATAATTTCCAACCACTATTAGTATAAACTTCTGTATCTTTATCAAAGCAATTACAATGAAGCGGCGGTGACATTACTGTGTCATAAGTTACCTCTACCTTCTTTCCGTCAGCACCAATAACCTCATCACCTATTTCAAAAAATGCTACCCCTAAATCTACTGTCTTGCCTTCCATAGGAGAACAAAGCTCGCAGGCTCCTGGATTTGTCATCCATTGCTTTTGTGAAACAATTCCAGAGTCAATAAAAGCTCTTTCACTAGCAGAGGTATTATATCTGACAACCTCACTTCTAGCTATTCTATCTGCTCTGTATTTTTCAAAATCATTGAACAACTTTCTGGTGTTTTCCATTATCTCATCAACAGAATTTCCACTTGCTATCCCGTCAACGATGATTTTTTCAATTTGCTCATTAGTATATTCAGTAACTACTGTTGAAAAATTTCTTGTCTTTGTTTTAAGCAGGTCTTGTATTTCTTCCGTAGTAGTATCCATTACGGTGTCTAACCCCAACAACTTGAAAGCTTCATCTCCAGCTTCTTTAAAAAGTTTTTCCAATTCTGGAAATGTAAGTTCTATCGTAGTAGTTATCTGTTGCTGTTCGTTCATCTTTACAGAGTTATAGACAGTTGTTGGGTCTAGTTTGAAAGCCTTTATCTTCTTGAATTTTCTTAATGTGTCCTTTTTTTGTGTCTCAAAAATTTTAGACATTATTCCTGAAATAATAAGTATGTATTTGTCAGAAAGTGCGTCTTTCTTTTTCCAGAAAGACATCTTTTCCTCTGGGCTGATGATTCTTGACAGTTTTTCTTCTGACTTTTTAAAAACACTCTCTCCAGAAAATTCTTTTCTCAAACCATCTTTAATTTTAGTCATCAATTCTTCCTTAATCTCCTTGAACTCAAAATAAACAGAGCTTCTGGCTTTCATTTGCCTGATTCTCTCGCTAAAATTAGGAAATTCACTCAAAGACAGACCCTTTTCTTTTTTAGGGACAACTCTTATTTCTATCATTTTAGTCTTGCCCGTTGAATCTCCAATTGGCAACAAATTCTGGGGCAAATAAATAGAGTCGCCATTAGTTACTAGCGGCAAATTTTCGGCTGACCTAACCTCGTTTATCGTCATCCAGCCGTTTTTCAAAGCTGACTCATACTTTTTAACCTTAGCGTCTTCGTCCTCTGGTATAGGATTGTCATAATCTAAAAACATCTCTTCAGTCCCTGGATACATCGGCAAAAGGAACTCGTTAAGTTGCTGGACAATTCTCTCCATTTCTGGCTTAATAGTCCATCTAGCAAAAGTATATCTAGCGGTATTGGCGTTGGCGAAATTAACGCCCTCTGTCTGAGAAAGAATAGCCTTCGGAACTCTGAACATTCCAAAAATCTTATCCCTACTAAACTTCTGCTGTTCCAAGAAATCCATATCCTTCTGGGTAAAACCAACATTCTTGAGTTCCATATCTCCGAAAAGAACCATAGTCTTGTGCGATTTCTGAACGCCTTGGTATTCTTTCTTGATGCTATTTTTTAGCTTGTCTAGTTGTTCATCATCTAGCTGGTCAACCTTAACAGTCAAAACATTATCTGGTCTAGCTGAATTTTCATAAAACTTCTTGTTCCATTCTTCTGAAAAATTATCAATATCAATAGTTCTGGCGGCTTGCTGAACAATTCCAAGACCACGAAAAGGATTCGCTGGGTCAGGAATCTTTAAAAAGATAACACTTTCTAAGGGAAGAACAATTTCTTCAGATTGACCTATCCTATACTTGTATCCCTCAATTAGTTTATCCTTACCGACTACAGGAGTAATTTTATCTGGTCTAAGAAAGTATATCCCTTTTACCCCAGCAGAATCTCTATCAATGAACCAAGGAGCTTCCCCAGCAAGCTTTAGATAGGATTCAGTCAGCCAAAAGTGGTCGAACTTAGTTGTATAGTCATTTACCTTGTAAAGGTCATTCAATATAGCGTGGTCAGTAACTTCCT